GGGGTGGCACATTGCACATATTCGGCCACTACAGATCACTTAGGTTTGGGGCCTGAAAAAAGTTCGTCGTGTTACACGATATTTCTGCAATGGAAATGTGCCAGTGTGAGCAGGTAAGAGATTTGGCACACGGGCAAGGATAGCGGTGGGATGAGCCGGGACAATGCGGGAGGAAGCCTGACGGCCAGTAATGACGCGGGGTGCGGGCGAGCGGCGGCCGGGCGTGACGGGGTGGATTGTGCCAAAGCGCTGCGAAGGCACCTCGATACCCGAGCGCCTTCGATTAAGCCAGTTCGCGCAACATTTGGCACCCGCTCACTCAGCGCCTAGTGAGTCAGGCGCTCAAATCATCCAGCCACCGGCCCAGACCACGCGGCCGACTATCTCCAGGTCAGCCAGGCGGTCCCTTGGGACGAGCATGTCACGGTACGCCTGGTTCTCGCTGATGATCTGCACTGAGCCATCGAACTGGCGCTGCAGGCGCTTGGCGTACAGGTGGTCGTCCAGGCGGATCACGTAGACGGCCTCCCCCTCCAGGGCGTTGCGGCTGTGATCGATCATGACCGTGTCGCCGTCGCTCAGCAGCCCCTCCATCGAATCACCGTCGACGCGGATTGCGGACAACCGCGCCGGCTCAAGCCCCTTCTTGCGCAAGCTGTAGCGGGTGAACGCCAGTTGAGCGAGCACTCGGCAGCCTTCGTTCCAGGAGCCGTAGCCAGCACTGCACCGGGCATCGTAGAGCGGGATCAGCGCGAACTGGTCCTCATCGAGCGATGTAGTAGTTGGCGGGGCCTCCGGCGCGATCTCTCCAAACGCTAGCCATACGGCTGATACGCCAACTGCTTCGGCAATCTGCCCCAGCCTGTCGAGCGTCGGGTAAGTGTCCCCGCTCAGATAACTGCGTATCGCGCCTTCAGACAGCCCACATTTACGCGCAAAAGCGCGCCCCCCAGTGCTACCCATGACCTGTTTGAGCCGATCACGGAAGCATCCGATTGCGTTCGAGGGAATCGGATGCTCGATGTCAGCAGCATCCGTTTTATCCGATTCCTCGTAAGTCATTGTTTTGCATTGCCTTTTCATTTTTCCGAGCAGCGTTGCGTAAAAAAATGAATCGGATGCTCGTTTATCCGATTGCACTGCGCATATTTCCGCGCCATGTTGTGCCTTAGGTGACGTTAGACACCCCAAAAAAACCACCCTGCCAGGTGGTTGGAAATGGATGAAGGGCATGAACAAAACAGAAATACCGCTCGATCCGACCCTGCGCTGGGAATGGATCAAATACCAACTCCGAGCACGGGGCACCTCCCTGGCACAACTCTCCCGTGAGCTGGGCGTCTCGGATACCGCGGTAAAGAACGCCAAGCGTACCGCCTACCCGCGCATGGAGCGCGCCATTGCTGCAGCACTCGGCTTGAAGCCGTCCGACCTCTGGCCCGAGCGCTGGAACGCCAACGGCACACCCCATCGTATTCGCCGCCGCCGCGCGGAAAACAACGCAACGTATAGCCAAAAGCATACCGCAGCTTATGACCTTGAACACGTTAAAGCCGTCACCGGACGAGGTGGTCGCCATGCGTAAGTGGTTCACGGCACAAGAGCTTGCCGGCTTGCCCGGCGTGCCTGGTACAGCGCGTAACGTGAAGGCGATGGCCGACCGCGAAGGCTGGGAAGGCCAGCGCCGCCTCGGCAGCAAGGCTATCGAATACGCCTTCGCCGTCCTGCCGCCTGAAACCCAGGCCGCCCTGCTCGCCGCCCAGGTCAACGACCCTGCCGCCAAGGCACCCGAGGCACCGCCTGCGCCCGTAGCGAAACCGCAACAGCGTGACACCATTTCAGCGTCACGCCTGAGCGATTCGCAGCGCTCCGTAATGACGGCGCGCCTGGCTTTCGTGCGTGAAATCGAGCGCATGAGCCAGCTGGTCACCCAGCAGCGCGCCATCGAAACACTGGTGAGCCTGGCCAGGACTGGCGAACTCAGCCCCTACCTGGAAGAGCGCGTCAGCCGCGCCAACGACCGCAAGACCGAAGACCGCAGTCTTTCCGAGCGCACCCTCAAGCGCTGGCTGTCGGACTACCGCAAGCACGGTGAAACCGCCCTCGCGCCGGCTCGGCGGCAGAAGGACATGGGCGTACCGGATTGGGCCGCCGACTTCCTACGCTGCTTCCAACGGCCGACCAAGCCCAGCGTCGAAGCCGCCTATGCCGAGTTCGCCGGCAAGTGCCAGGACGAGCGCCCGAGCATCCACCAGGTGCGCCGCTTTCTCAACAAGCTGAGCCCGGAGGCCCGCGAAACGGGCCGCCGCACACCACAGGAACTCAAGGCCCTGCAGCCGTTCAAGCGCCGCAGCACGCAGAACCTGCTGCCGGGCGACGTCTACACGGCCGACGGCCACAAGTTCGACGCCGAGGTGCTCAACCCGCGCACCGGCAAGCCGTACCGCCCGGAGACCACCACGGTCATCGACGTGGCGACCCGGCGCATCCTCGGCATCAGCGTCGGCGAGGCCGAGTCGACCATCGGCGTCATGGACGCCCTGCGCGACGCCGTGCAGCGCGGCGGCATGTTCGCCATCTTCTACGTCGACAACGGCTCCGGCTTTGCCAACGACACCGTGCGGGAAGTGGTCGATCGTCTCGGCGGCACCATGACCCACGCCCTGCCCTACAACAGCCAGGCGCGCGGCCTGATCGAACGCGCCCACCAGACCGTATGGGTCAACGCCGCCAAGAAGCTGCCCAGCTACATCGGCGCCGACATGGACAAGCACGCCGGCACCAAGGTGCACCGGCTCAGCCGCAAGCAACTACGCGAAACCGGCAGCACCCGGCTGATCCCCGCCTTCGGCGAGTTCATGGCCGGGGTCGAGTACGAAATCGAGACCTACAACAACCGCCCGCACCGCGGCCTGCCCAAGGTGCGCGACCCGCACACCGGCAAGCTGCGCCACCAGAGCCCGAACGAGGCCTGGGAAGCCGCCCGTGCTGGCGGCTGGGAACCCCTGCTGGCCCCGGCCGAACTAGTCCATGACCTGTTCCGCCCGCAAGTCATCCGCAAGACCGTGCGCGGCGAGATCGCCTGGGCCAACCAGCGCTACTTCCTCGGCGAACTGCGTGAACTGCACGGCCAAGAGGTCCGCATCGCCTACGACGTGCGCGACGCCTCGCGCATCTGGGTTCGCACCCTGGAGGGCGAGCTGCTCGGCGAAGCCCTCATCGACGGCAACGCCAGCGATTACATGCCAAAGCCACTTATCGAGCAGGCCTACGAAAAGCGCGAACAGGGCCAGATGGCCCGCGCCCTGGACAAGCTCGAAACCCTTACCGGCAAGCGCGTCGAGCTGCTGGCGCCAAGCAGCGCGCCGAGCGCCCAGCTCAGCCACGAAGAAATGGCCGCAGCCCGCCAACACGCAGCCCAGCAGATCGAGCAGCTGAGCACCTTCCAGCTACCCGGCGACAGCGTCGCCCGCTACCGCCTGTGGAAGCAACTCGACGCCCGCGTGCGCGACGGCGGCGAGCCGCTGAGCGAGCACGAAGCGCGCTGGCATGCCCATTACCCAAGCCGCAGCGAGTTCACCTCGATGCGCGATTTGTTCGACGCGGACCAGAGCCAACAGGTCCAGGCGTAACCCACCGGCCTCGGGGGAGGCCAACAAGGAGAGCAGTAAATGAGTGTGACCAAGATCGTACCGCTGACGAACGTCGGCCTTCTGACCAGCGCCATCGAGCGCGCCCAGGCACGCCCGCTGGGTCTGCCGGGGCTGATCGCCATGTACGGCCCCAGCGGCCTGGGCAAGTCGGTCGGCGCCGCCTGGGCGGCCAACCGCTACCGGGCCTACTACGTCGAGTGCCGCGATACCTGGACCAAAAAGGCCTTTCTGCTGGCCGTGCTGCGCGAGATGGCTATCACCCCGGCGCGCAACATGTCGGAGATGGTCGACCAGGTGGCCGAGCAGCTGTCGCGCAGCGGCCGCCCGCTGATCGTCGACGACGTCCAGTACCTGCTGGACAAGGCCGCCGCCAACATCCTCACCGACATCTACAACGCCAGCCAAGGCACCCTGGTGCTGATCGGCGAAGAGCGAGTGCCGGCCAGCCTGGCCAAACTGGAACGCCTGCACAACCGCGTGCTGGAGTGGGTGCCAGCCCAGCCGGCCACCCTGGAGGACATGCAGACCCTGGCCCGCTCCAGCTACCCGGAACTTGCGCTGAGCGACGACCTGCTCGAAGACCTTCGCGATGCCGTTCGGGGCTGCCTGCGCCGCGTCGCGGTCAACCTCTACCGCATCCAGGGCGAGGCCGAAGCTATCGGCCTGCAGGCGGTCAACCTGGCGCAGTGGAAGCAACTCGGCCGCGCCTGGTTCACCGGCGAAGCCCCGGCCCGGAAGCGTGGCTAATGGCAGTCGGTCGTAGGCCAATCAATCTGGAAATGAACGGCCTCAAAGACAATCGGCAGCGGATATGGGAAGTCCTGCGCGCCGAAAAGCGTGATTTCACCGCGCAACACATCGCCTGGATGGTCGACCTCGATCTGGAGACCGTCCGCTATCACCTCAACGCATTGAAACGTGCCGGCTACATCGAAGCCGTCAGTACCAAACCTCTGCGCGGTGCCGAACAGTTCCTGCGCCTGGTGAAGGACTGTGGCGTGGAAGCTCCGTCCGTCACCCGCAAGGGCACGCCGCGGCTCAGCGGTCTCGGGACAGAAGCCATGTGGCGAACCCTGCGCATCCTCGGCGAGATCAGCGCGGAGGAACTGGCAGAGCAGGCGTCAGCCTCGGTGCCAACCAGCCCGAAGACGGCCTACGCCTACCTGCTCTGGTTGCAGCGCGCAGGCTACGTGACCGCCATCGCGCCGGGCAAGAGCGGGCCCAACGGCAAGTGCGCGCGCTACCGCCTGCTGCCCGGCAAATACACCGGCCCCAAGCCGCCGATGGTGCAGCGCAACGGCCAGCTGTTCGACGCCAACCTGGGCGAAGTCGTCTACATCCACCTGCCAAAGGCCAACCCGATGGAGGGTGCCCGCGTATGAGCCAGCCAACCGAACGCCTCAGCGCCTGGGGCGCCGAGCCTCCCCTGTGGGTGCGCCTGCTCGATACCGAGGTGCAGCGCACCAACATCACCGCCGCCGCCAAGCGCATCGGCATGAACCGCGCCACCGTCAGCACCGTGCTGCGCAACTGCTATCCGTCTAACAGCACGGCCGGCGTGGAGCGCCGCGTGATGGACGCCCTAGGCCGGCTCGACTGCCCGGCCCAGGGCGCGGTCGTCACCGTCGTCGAGTGCCAAGCATTCCGCGAAAAGCCGGCCCCCACCCACAACCCATTGGCCATGCAGCACTGGAAAGCCTGCCAGCACTGCCCGCACAACCCCAGCTGCCACGCGCAGGAGAGCCGCCATGCAGACCGCCGCTGAACGCACCCTCAAGGTCCTGACTCCGGCCCTGGCCGGTCGCCTGCAGAGCTTCAACGAAGCCGCCCGCGCCTTGCGCCGCATGGAGGTGCGCCTGCACCACTTCGACCCCACTGGCCACCGCCTGGTCATCGACCCGGACGATGCCCGGCGCCTGCTCAAGCACCAGGTGCTGCAGGGCTTCACCCGCTCGGCCAGCGCCGGCAGCACCAAGTACACCGCCCTGTTCATGGGCGTCACCCTCGAATGGCGCGAAGCCATCAGCTACAGCCGCCCCGAAGAATGGGCCACCCGACACTAAGGAGTACCCGCATGACCGCTCAAATGATCCCCGCCGGCTACCGGCAAGACGCCCAGGGCCGCCTGGTGCACGAAAGCATGATCAAGCCCCTCGACATGGAGCGCGACCGCCTGGTGCGGCACCTGGTCGATCGCGCCGGCGAACTCAGCGCCGAGCTGCGCGACTTCAAGGAAGCCGCCTTCGGCGACATCAAGGCCTTCATCGAGATGAGCTTCGAGGAATACGGCGCCCGCGTCGGCGGCAAGAAGGGCAACGTTACCCTGCTCAGCTTCGACGGCCGCTACAAGATCCAGCTCGCCGTGCAGGAAAGCATCGTCCTGGACGAACGCCTGCAGGCCGCCCGCGCGCTGATCGACGAATGCCTGCGCGACTGGACCGAAGGCGCCCGCCCCGAGGTCGTCACCCTGGTCAACGACGCCTTCCGCACCGACACCAAGGGCGAGATCCGCACCGCCCGCGTTCTGGCCCTGCGCCGCCTGGAGATCGGCGACGGCCGCTGGCAACGCGCGATGAAGGCCATCGGCGAAGCCTGCCAGGTGGTCGGCTCCAAGGAGTACATCCGCGTCTACGAGCGGGACGGCGACAGCGACCAATACCGCCCCATCAGCCTCGACATTGCGGGGGTGTGACATGCACGTCCGCATCGTCTGCGCGCTGCCAGCGCGCTCGCCGGAGCTGGAGGCCGAAAGCCGCCGGATCGCCGCCAGCGCCTGCCGTGCCGCAGCCGGTCGCCACACCGCAGCCGGTCGGGCGCATCGCCCAGCCGGCACCGACAACGCCCAGCCCGGTGGCACTGATCCGCGCCTGGGCCCTGCTCGGCCGCACCCCGAAAGACATGGCCGAGCGCCTGAACATCACCGAAAAACACCTGCGCCAGCTTTGCCGTCAGCACGGCATCGCCTGCCGCCAACGCTAGGAGGCCCCATGGCCGAGTACACCATCACCATCAAAGACGAAGGCGACGGCCTCTCCATCGCCATGGCCGGGCCTGCAAGCAGCGACAGCAAGGCCGCCCAGCTCGCCCAAGGCCTGTTCGGCATCCTGCCGGGCGTGATCTCGACGATCACCCAGCGCAAGGAAAAACCCTGCGACTGCGAGCAATGCAAGGCCGCGCGCGGCGAACACCCCACCACCAACAAGACCATCCACTGAGAAGGAGCACCCCATGACCATCACCATGAAAGAGCTGATCGACGCCATCACCCAGGAACTCGGCGCTAGCGGTACGCCGATCAGCAAGACCCAGGTGGACGCAGTGCTCAACCGCTACTCCGTCGTCGCCGCACGCACCCTCAAGGCCGGCGGTGACGTACCGCTGCCGGGCCTTGGCAAGCTCAAGCCGGTCCAGCGTGCCGGCCGTACCGGCCGCAACCCTGCCACCGGAGCGGTCATTGAGATCCCGCCCAAGAACACGGTGCGCCTGGCCGTCGGCAAGGGCCTGGACGAAGCAATCAATCGACCCTAAGCGAAACCACCCCGGCCTGGCCGGGGCGGTCTGCCGGGCGTGGTGGCCCGGTACTGATGAGCAGCCGAGGAAGCAATGGACCACAAGAAGGCCCTGGAAAAGATCAAGAAGTGCCTGCGGCTCGCCGCAAGCAGCAACCCCCACGAAGCCGCCGCCGCAATGCGCCAGGCTCGTGCCCTGATGGAGAAGTACCAGGTCGGCGAAGCCGATGTGCTGATGGCCGACGTCATGGAAGTCGCTGCGCGCAGCGGCTCCAAGGTCACGCCGCCGCAGTGGGAAGCGAGCCTGGCCGGCACCGTTGCGCGGGCCTACAGCTGCCGCGTCATTTTCATCGCGGGCCCCGGCAACTGGTCGTTCATCGGCGAGATGGCCGAGATCGCCGGCTACGCCATGACCCTACTGCTGCGCCAGGTCCGCCAGGCCCGCCGCGACTACATCGCCGACACCCTCAAGCGTTGCAAGCCGGCGACCAAGACCAAGCGCGCCGACATGTTCTGCGATGCCTGGGTCTGGGCCGTGCGCACCAAGGTCCTGGAATTCGCTGGGAGCGCGGCGCCTTCGACCGCCGTCGAGGCCTATATCCAGAAGCACCACCCCGAGCTGCAGAACGGCACAGCCAAAGACCGCAACGCCAGCAAGGGCCGGCTCAGCGAACGCGCCCTCAACGACGCCGCCAACGGTGTTCGCGCGGCCAGTGGCGTACAGCTGAATCACGGCGTGGCAGGTTCGCAAACGCTGGCGTTGAACTAAGCGAAACCACCCCGCAGTAGCCGGGGCTGGTCTGCCAGGCGTGGTTGCCTGGTACTGATGAGCAGCCGAGGAACTATGCACCTGTTACGCAACCGCGCCGAATGGGCCGCCTGGGTCGAGCGCCTGGCGGGTATCAGCCTGCGCCCGGCCTACAACGTCCCGCCCGAACCGGCGCACTACCCCTGCTACGGCTACGCCGTGCTGGTGATCGGCCTGGCCGGCTACGAGACCGAGGAGCCGCGCTACCTCTACGCGGCCGATGTCGCCGCCATGGCGATGACCCTCCTGGAGCACGCCGCATGAGCCATGAAACGCCAACCGACCGCAAGCGCCGACTGGCCCGCGAACGCCAGACCAATCGCCGCCAGCGCATCGCCCAGCACCGCCAAGTCATGCAGGCCGAAACCCTCAAGCTGGAGATCTACGGCGGCACCCGCGCCGACCTCGATCTTGTGCGCAGCCGTGGTGGCTTCGAGGAAGACGCCGAAGCGCTGACGCTCGGCATCCGCTACCTGGCCAGGCTGGCCAGGACCGACCCGGCCGGCTTCGCCAAGGCCATGGACCCAAGGAGCACACCATGAGCCTGGCCAAGATCCATATCGCTAAGGCCCAGCTCGGCCTGGACGATGACACCTACCGCGCGCTGCTGGCGCGGGTGGCGGGGGTGCGCTCGGCCAAGGACCTCAACCGCCGCCAGGTCGGGCTGGTCATCGCCGAGTTCCAGCGCCTGGGCTGGCAGCCCGCCCCCGCGCGCAAGGCCGGGCGGCAGCCCAAGCCAACGCCCGATCGCAAGGCGTTGATCGGCAAGATCGAGGCCTTTCTCGCCGAGGCCGAGCGGCCTTGGGCCTATGCCGATGCGATGGCCTTGCGAATGTTCAAGGTCGAGCGGGTAGAATGGCTCGATAGTGGCCAGTTGCAACGCCTGGTCGCCGCCTTCGCATACGATGCCGAACGCCACGGGAGACCGACCTAGCCATGCAACTCGACCAGGTGAAAGCCCTACTGCCCCGGCAGATTCAGGAGCTAGCCGAGGCCATCGGCCTGCCGGCGACCCAACGCCTGGTCGACCAACTCGGCGGCACCACCTGGACGGTCGCCAAGGGCGTGCGCCGCATCGGCGTGATCCGCCACGCGGCCCTGGTCGAAGTCATCGGCGAGCGCGCCGCCAACATCATGGTCGAGCGCTGGGCCAACGTGCCGCTCTACATCCCCCGCTGTTCCGCCGCCCTGCGCCGCCTGCGCGATCTGGAGATCAACCGCCAGTTCGAACAAGGCGTCCGCGAAGGCGTCAGCGCCAACACCCTGGTCGCCGAGCTGGCCCGCAGCAATGGGCTGTCGGATCGGCGGGTATGGGAGATCCTCAAGCAGCCCGGCCCTGATGCAACTGGCGACCTGTTTCACTGACAGACCAAGACTCTCGAAGCCCCGTTAGCGGGGCTTTTCACATATGGAGGTGTACATGAAAAAGTCCGTAGTTCTTGCTGTCGCGCTTCTTGTGCCTGCACTAGCCTCAGCCGAAATCGAAAGCGTCTACACCGACGCCGAGGCCGCCGTTAAGGCCAAGGAACTACTCCAGGCAGCCAAGGATCTGCGCAACGAAGTCACCGAACTCTGCGTCGCGCGCGCTGTACCAAAGCTCCATCAAGCAGCCAAGCATGCCGATGCAGCAATTGAGCAGTGGCCAGACGACCATCTGAAATATCGCGCGCTGTTCCCCTACAGCGACTGCCGGCAGGCGATGATCGACGTACAGGCCTATGCGACCACTTGCGCTGTGGGAGGCTACAAAGGCGAGGCGGCAAAGTATGACCAGAGGCGCTGGCAAGAAGACTCGGCGGCATGCGAAGCAGCCATAGCCAACCCCGACCTTTCACTCAAAGACTTCTGAGCAAAGCCCCGCCGAAGCGGGGCTTTCCGTTTTGAAAGGGGTCAGCAGCTACCATAGAATCGGAGTTCAGCAAGCCCAAAAAATTTCCGCTCGGGCTTGTTGGGTCTTGGAAAAGTGTCGTTATCCTCGGGTATGCCATGTGGCAATCACTCAAGGAAATCCGCTTATGCTAAGCCCTGCCGCAGAATGCGCCATGTCGCGCATCAGCACCCTGACCCGCTGTCTGGATGCCGTGGGCGATTTGATGATCCCCGAGCAAGACCTGAGCGTCGTCGACCGAGATGGCGTAGCCTGTCTCATCGCATTTCTTGCCAAGGAATACGAAGTCGCTCAGCGAACCTTCAGGCAGGCCATGCAGCCGCAATGAAGTGAAAAGCCCCGCTCCATGCGGGGCTCTTTGTATCTACTGAACCCCCTCAGAATCCCCTGATATCCAGCCGCCACGGAACATGGCGGCATGGATATCGAAGCCCCCAAGCGCCCCCTGTGCCACGCCCGCGACTACGCCCAGGCCATCGTCGATGCCTACCCGGACGTCGCCCGCCAGCGCGAGATCTTCGCTAGCTGCCCGATCGAACTCCGGCCCATCGCGCGGACCATGGCCAAGGACGGCATTGCCCGCATCGAGGCGCGCCGCAATGCCGTCAAGGCGCACCGTGAGCTGCACCGCAAGGCGGCCGCCGCCGACCCGGCGCCGCTGAAGCCGACCCGCCGCATATCCGAACTCAAGCAATCCGCCCCCGAGGTCGGCCGCGCGCGCCTGGCCGAGCTGCGGGCGGCCATCGGCCACAAGGAGTCCGCATGACCCGCCCGAGCCCCCGCGGCATCCGCAACTACAACCCCGGCAACATCGAGCGCAACGGCACCCGCTGGCAGGGCATGGCGCTGGACCAGTCGGGCGACGCCCGCTTCATCGTCTTCAGCCATCCGGTGTGGGGCATCCGCGCCATTGCCCGCACGCTCATCACCTACCAGGACGCCCGCCGCGCCCGTGATGGCAGCCGCATCGACAGCGTGCGCGAGATCATCGAACGCTGGGCGCCGGCGCACGAGAACGACACCCCCGCCTATGCCAAACAGGTCGCCAAGGCGCTCGGCATCGGCCCCGACGACGAGACGGTCGACGTCTACGACTACCCCACCATGCGTGCCCTGGTGCAGGCCATCGTCCGCCATGAAAACGGCCCCGGCCCGCTACCAGGCGGCCACTGGTATGGCGACAAGCTGATCGCCGAAGGCCTCGCCCTGGCCGGCATCCTGGAGGGCGTGCGCCATGGCTGAGTGCAAGCACTGGAGCCGCAGCCGCACGCTGTGGGTCAACGCCATCGCGGCCGGCCTGGTCGCCCTGGAGGCCGGCACCGGCCTGCTGCAGCCGCACCTGCCGGTCAGCCTGTACACCGCGGTGGCCGTCGGCCTGCCGGTGATCAACGCCGTGCTGCGGGTGATGACGCACCAGGCGGTGCACGCATGATCGCCCGCCTGCTGCGCTTGCTGGACGGCCTCTTAGGTACCCCGCGGCTGTGGGTGCCCAGCTGCCGCTATCTCGTGCCCTTTCCGCCGGAGCG